TTTTCCATATATCTGTTTGTACGTCTTCCTGTACCATCTGACCAAGATTGTGATACTGCTTTAATTACAACTGTGTCTGTAGCATTGCCAAGATTTTCAGCTGATGTTGCATATAAATTTAAAAATGAAGTAGGTGGTGTAAATTGCGTACCGTCGGGATTTGTAAACGTATCTAAAGAATCAGAACCAGAATTAACTGAATCAGGTATATCAAATTTTATTATTATTCTTGAACTATAAGGACCGAGTCCCAAAGAACCTGATATATGTTTATCTAATTCTAGAATCTCATCTATACCTGTGTTCATACTAGATGAAAATATAGTATCTTCAACTTTTTCGTATAATGTTGTATCTTTAGATGCTGTTATTGAATATATCATTTTTAATGCCCCACAATTCTACCTTTAATATCGGTATCTAAATTTTTAATTTCAAATATAGATGGGTCTATAGAAGGATATATAATACCCTCTCTTGTAGCACCTTTGATATCATATATATTTCCACTATATCCAGATGCTGCGTCAAACTGATTAAATATTCTTAAATTTTTCACTGTTTGTACACCTTCAATTTTATCTAGTTCTGTAGCTATTTTTGGTAGCATTATTGGCTCGTTGATTGACCAATTATCAGGGTCGAATATACATTTCAATCTTGCTATACATCTAAGTAATATATCTTTATTTTGATAACCAGGTCTTGGTAATATACTAAAATCTATACCTATGTTTATTATATGTGCGTTTTTAATATTTATTGCATCAGTTAACATTCTATATTGTGAAAGATATGTTTGCAAATTTTGTTTAGCAAGAGGTGTTAGCGGCGTATAATTTCTATTGTCGTCAAATGCCAAAGTATAAAGATTTATAGCCAGTGGATTTTTTATTTCATGAGTACCAACTGTCTGAACAAAATATTGTTCATCTTTATCTAAGTAAGTTTTTGCAATAGAACCATATTTTGCTGGCATTGCATAAACCCTAGCAACATAATCCTCTCTTGTTACTGCCCTGTTTTGTGAAGCAAAGTGAGCAAGTGCATTATATTTTAATTCGTCTGTTGTTTCTGCAGACCTACCTCCAATAGCTGGTTTAAGATTTATTATTGCAAGTGAATCTTTTACAGTCGTGACTGTTGCTGGAGTAAGTCCATCTTCATTTAGCCATACTGTTTTATCAATAATTTTATCTATTGTTCTTGCAGCAACATTAGATTTTATACCACCACCAGCTATATACTGTACAGTAAGTGTTGTAGCTTTTGGTGCTTCACCATATTGTCTAGTAAACATAGTATTTGCAGGGTCAAATGCAATATCAACATAAGTTGTACCATTCATATAATTTTGAACTGTATTACCATACGGTAAACCTAAACCTACATTACTAGGATTTGGTACTATAAGTTCGTCAGGCTGTGTTGATATTCCAGCACCAAACCATAGCTGTGTCATATTATCAGCTTTTACGTGAGTAGTAAATCTTCTTCCTGTTCTTCTTAATTTAAGAATATAAGGAGAATCATAATTATAAGCTGACATAGATGGGTCAGTTGTCCAGTTATTGGCTACATCTTCAAATATATTATCCTGAGCAAGATATGCAACCTCATTCCATCTATTGCTATCAGAATCTCTGACATCAATTATAGAAACTACATTATCTTTTTCCAATGTTATTTTATCGAATTTTTTAGGTACAGTAAAAACAAAGTCTTCTGATTCTAATTTTCCTGCTATTGCGCTTACTTCTTTTTTCAATAGATAGTAAGTAGGCTCTCCACTTACATCGTCAATTTGATATACAGATACTTCAGTTGGATATGCAGAGCTACTAGCTTTAAAGTCAATTGTATCTTGAGTTATGAACTCATATTCTCCTGTTGTCACAGTCATACCTTCTGAAATTTCCATAGCATATCTCATATCTGGTGTAACGTTACCAGGAGCAGTACTAAATGTTGCCGGCACAATTTGATATACACTTAATTCTGCCAATGAAGGTACTGATGGTTTTGTTTTATATCCAAGAGCTCTTGCTATGTCGACCACGTTTGCTCGCTCTTCGGCATGCATTAATAAACTTTCTTTTAACTGGTCGTCAACATAATATGACAATACATCGCCTACATACGAAGCCATTTCTATAAACATCATCCCTGGTGAGCTTTCATTAAAGTCGTTATATGTTTCTGGGAAGTATGATTTGGCGTAATCTATTAAATCACTTCTAAATCTTCCAAAATCTTTATTAAGATATTTTATATCTCGTATTTCTTTTTTATCTAAATTACATTCGTTAGCCATTATAAGTCACCTATCTCTAATGCGATTGATTGTAAATCCATAGTATTACCTTTGAATAAAGTCCAATCTATTTTTATATTCATTCTATTTTCATTTGTACGAGGCTGTTGTACTTTTACACTTTTTAAATCAACATACGGAATCCAAATTTCGATTTGTTCTTTTATTAAATCTTCTAAATCTTCTCTTATCCGTGGGGTATTTGGTTCGAATAAAGATTTCCAAGTATCACATCCAAAGTTTGGATGCATAGGTCGCTCACCTCTATTTGTTAATACTAAATTTATGATGTTTGATTTTGTTTGCTCAACTGTTGTATATGATTGATGAAAGTCTCCATTAGTAGTTGATTTTGTACTAGAGTTGTGAGGTGTTTGACCTGTAGTTGCTGAGTAAGCATCAGAGCTACCAGAAGGTATTAACGTTTCATAACTATATCTTCTTTCAGCACTTGAATCGTTTGTAAGAGGTAACGTCAATCCTATTGCTATATCTCTTTCAAAATCTAATGGGTTAAATTTATATACAGGTCTTTTTTTCATTATTTATTAAATCTTTTTACTAGCTCTGAATAATTTCTTGTTAAAGCTTTGTCTAAACCATCACCTAAACTTTTAACGTCAACAGGTCTATTATTTACATCTGTCATTTGAGTTGCTGGTGATGTTCCACCTTGTATTCCTGCAAATTTATTTCTTAATTCATTTACAGATACTTCAGGGTAAGCTTCAAATTCACCAGAAGCTTTAGTCTCATTTAATACTTCGTTTAATAAAGTATTTTTTGTATAATTTTTTGGTACCCTTGTACGAGCCTGTGGTTTTGCTTTTTTATTTTCAAGTATATTAAGTGCTTCATTTATTTCACTTTGAACTGCAGATTTTATTTCTCGTTTTACAACCTCTCTAACAATTCTTACTAATTCTTTTTTTGTCATATTATAACTCCTTTATTTACCCTTTAAATATTTTCTTTTTACCGCCATCATAAACATAAGCATGACCTTCAGTTATTAGTTGGTCATTTATACATATTGAATTTCCATCAACATCTTCTATAAAAATTTCACCAAGAACTCTACCATATTTTCCTACTCCGTAAGATTTTAATCTAAAATATCCAGATTTACTAGACACTTCAATTAATAATTCTTTATTTCTAGCCTTCGCTTCTAGACCTTTTGCTTTCTCTGCTAAATCTCTAGTTCTACTTTCCCAAGTATCTATTCCTTTATATCTGATTCTTTTCTTAACCCAGATATCAAAGCCAACATCAATAAGAGCATCAATGGTATCACCATCAACTACTCTATCTAATTTTCCTCTGTATATATATTTTTCCATTATTTTTCCACGTTGTTTTATTTATATATAAATATCTAGAAGATAGGTTTTTATATCCACGGACCTGATACACCTGAGCTAGTATTTGTCCACATGCCTGTACTAATCCAATTGGCTATAACATTTCCGCAATCTGTTGCCCAAGCCGTATGAGGTACACCACTCATACCAGTAGCAAATGTTTGTTCGATAGGACATCCACTGGGAGGTACTGCAGCGAATGCTGGTAAACACCCAGGTGCGTATGTTGCATAAAACGTATCTATTGCAGACTTCAGTACACTTCCTGCACTGTCACTATTAGAACTCCACCCAGAAAGTGCACCATACATTGCAGACTCAGCTGCAGCAATAGTAACCGATGGTGGGAATATCGAGGGTGAACCAAGCTTAATTGATTCTGCCCAAGCTTTAGCTGTACCTGGTGAAGCTGGTACAGAATCACCTTTAACACCTACATATGTAGAGCTGGCTGGGTCAAAATGTTTTGACATATTATTTACAAATAAGGGAACTATAAAAGGCATTATTGTTTCATTGCTTCCATCTGTGCTTTTAACATAGAATATGTTACAGCTTGTACAGGAGGACCTGACATTCCACAAGCAGTTGGGTGTGTCTCTTGTATAAGTTGTGTTAACATTTCAAGTATAACATCTGCTAGTGCACTTACATTTAATTTCCAAGTTGCTGTTGAAAGACCTATTTCTTTTTTAGCAGAAAGTATTATGTTTTCTTTTTTAGAATTAAAAATAAGTCTATCTGAATTTATTATTACTTGAGAAGTTCCTGTATATCCGCTTATAGGTAC